GCGGAACAGGTCTACGAAGACATCCGCCGGCTGTTCGTGCAGCTTCAGCTGCAGTCGAATGGCGTCATCGACCAGCAGTCTCCGCTGGTGCTTGCGATGTCGCCCACGACCAGCGTGGCGCTGAACAAGACGAACCAGTACAACGTCAACGTCATGGACCAGATCCGCAAGAACTTCCCGAACCTTCGGGTGGAAACGGCGGTGGAGTACGCGACGACGGCGGGCCAGCTGGTCCAGATGATCGTGACGGAAATCGACGGCCAGGAAACTGCCACCTGCGCGTTCACGGAAAAGCTGCGCGCCCACGCCATCGTGGTGGATACGTCCAGCTTCAAGCAGAAGAAGTCACAGGGCACGTTCGGCACGGTCATTTTCCGCCCGTTCGCAATCTCTTCGATGATCGGTGTGTGATTCGTCCGGCCATTGAAGGCGCCTTCGCCAGCTGCAACCCGCGTACTCAGATCCTTGCCGGACCTGATGCGCTGGTTGCAGCCGAGCCGGAAGGCATCGCAGTCGGCCGTTTCGGGTGGGCGGATCATTCTACCGGTCGCGCCAGCAACGCGCGCACCGCGCCCGATCAACAGATCGGGTTCGTATTGCCAATCTGCGGAACCTGGCAGCGTATCTACATAGCGCGCGGCCGCCGGTGGATCCGTCCGGGTACTGCCGTCACGCTGTGTTCCCGCGGCGACTTCTGGATTCGGTTTCCGGGCGGTGCGGTAGCGGGGCAACCCGTCTACGCTGACCCGCTGGACGGGTCCGCGATTTCTGGTTACTCTCCGGGGGCAGAATTGACGCCGTGGTCGGTTGTTACAGCCGCTGCCCCGGGCCAACTCGCTATCATCAGCACGTGGAGTACATTTCCCTCATGAACGAATCAAACAGCAACCAGCCCCCCGTGGGCGCCGCTGCCGGTACGAACGGCACGGATATGGTCGTGGTCGGCTGCAAGCTGCCCAACGGCCTGATCCTCGAAATCGGAAAGCCCGGTGAAGACAAGTACGCGCGCATCCAACTGCGCGGTGCAAATTCTTCCCGGGTCATCGGCGGCTGCGGCCTGACCGATGTGCCGCGCGACTTCATCACCGCATGGCTGAAGAAAAACAACAAGCTTTCCTTTGTCCAGCAGCGTTTGATTTTCGTCGGCAACGATGCCGCCGAAGCCAGCGCTGTGGCCGTGGATCGCGCTACGCAGCGGACGGGCTTCGAGCCGCTGAACCCGAAAGACGCGCCCAAGGGTGTCGACGTCGACACCAAGCACATGGAAACTTCCATGCGCGACCTTCAGCGCTTCAAGACGGCTGCGGCATAGGTAGGCCGCCCGCATGAGTGTTTCACCATGCGCACCGACCACGCCCGTACACGGCGTGGTCGTTTTTGAACCTGCGGTCTTCGTCACGCAGTACCCCGAATTTTCGACAGTGCCCACCGCGGCGCTGCAGTTCAATTTCACCCGCGCCACCATCCAGCTGAACAATTCCTGCGGCAGCCGCGTCTGCGACGCGTTGCTGCGCGAACTGCTGCTGAACCTGCTAACTGCCCACATCACCGCGCTGATGAACGGCATAGGCGGCCAGGCGCCCGCTGGCATCGTGGGCCGGGTCAGCGACGCCACAGAGGGTTCCGTTAGCGTCAGCGCCGACATGGGCACTGTGGTCTACGGGCAGGCCTACTACAATCAGACGCGTTGGGGCGTCGAGTACTGGGCGGCCACGGCGCGTTACCGCCAGGCCGTCTACATTCCCGCGCCGCCGCGCTGCTATGGCCCGGCACGTGGCGGCCTCGAAGGCGCCGACGACGGCCTGGGCCCCACCGGAACCGGCTGTGGGTACAACGGCGGCAGTGCCTAGCCGTGGCCGCGCGCGTCCTGTCGATTTCCGGCGGTGGCAAGCTTACGGCCCACCTGGCCAAAATTGCGGCCAAGTTGTCGGGCGGCGGCGCGGTGAAGGTCGGTTTTCTCGAGGGCGCCACCTATCCCGCGGACGCCGACAAGCCGGACACTGCGGCGTTGCCGGTCGCGCAGGTTGCATTCTGGAATGAATTTGGGACGTCGCGTGCCCCGCCGCGCCCGTTCTTTCGCAGCATGATTGCGGACAAGTCCCCCGAATGGGGGCGCCAGATGGGCGCCGTAGCCAAGGCCAATGACTACGATGGCACCAAAACGTTGCAGCTGATGGGCGAAGGCGTCAAAGACCAGCTGGTAACGTCCATCAACGAATTTAGCGAGCCCGCATTGGCGCCCGCCACGGTGGCGCGCAAGGGTTTCGACAAGCCGCTAATTGACACGGGCGTGATGATCCGCAATGTTGACTATGAACTGTCTGGGCTGGACAGTGACGCATGAGCATGAACCTACACGGCATCGTCCGCGGTGCAATCGGCACGGTGAACCCGGACCAGGCCGTGACGTATCGCGCCAGCACCGGGTATTCCACCGGGGCAGACGGCACGCGCACGCCTACCTATGCAGCTGACGTCACCGTGAGCGCGCAGGTGCAGGCGCTGTCCGGGCAGGACCTGAAGCACACCGATTTTTTGAACATCCAGGGCGTCAAACGCGCGGTTTATCTGTTCGGCAACACGCAAGGCGTCGTGCGACCGGACGTGAAGGGTGGCGACCTACTGGTGTTCCCGCAGGCGCTGGGCGGCACACCGCAGACATGGCTGGTTGTCGTGGTCCTCGAAACGTGGAACCCTGACCGCTTGGGCTGGTGTAAGGTCGGCGTGGTGCTGCAATGACTACCGTTTCCCCCTTGCAGTCCGCGCTATACACGAAGCTGCGCACATTCCTGCTGACGATTGTGCCCAGCGGGGTGGAAGTCGTGCAGGGCCTGGGCAACCGCGCCAGCATGCCCGCCGGCCCTTTCGTGGCTATGACGGCGGTGTTGCAGAAGCGACTGGCCACGAATCAGGACGCCTACACTGATCCGTACCCCCTTCCGGACCCCGGCAGCCGGGCCGTCCAGCAGAACACCCGTTTCGACGTGCAGCTGGACTTCTACGGCCCCAGCGCAGGCGACTGGGCCGCCATGACGTCCACGCTGCTGCGCGATGACGACGGCTGCGCGGCACTCTCGCCTGACTGCCAGCCCCTGTATGCGGACGAGGGCCGCCAGGTTCCTTTCGTCAGCGGGGAAGAACAGTACGTGCTACGGTGGACGGTGACGGCCTGTTTGCAATACAATCCCGTTACGACTTTGCCCCAGCAGTTCGCAGGTGCGGCTGCGGTGACTCTCATAAACGTTGACGAGGCTTACCCGCCATGAATTCGATTCCCGCCAGTCAGCTGGTCAATGTCGTCCCGGGCGTGCTGGGCGCCGGCGGCAACCCCCTGAGTCTCAACAGCGTTTTCTTGACCGAAGACGCGTCCATTCCCATCGGGACCGTCAAGGCGTTTGCCACCCTGGCCGATGTACAGGCGTGGTTCGGCGCTTCGTCCGTTGAGGCCCAGTTGGCGGCGGTGTACTTCGCGGGCTTCACCGGCGCCACCGTGCTGCCGGGTCAGCTGTACTTCACCCAGTTCAACACTGTCGCGGTCGCCGGCTACATGCGGGGCGGCAGTCTCACCGGCATGACACTGGCGCAGCTGCAGGCGCTGTCCGGCGGTTTGACCCTCTCTGTGGATGGCGAAACGGTCATTTCCGCGGCCATCAACCTGTCCGGCGCTACCAGCTTCAGCAACGCGGCCGCGCTCATCCAGGCGGGTCTGCGCACGACCGGCGGCGTTTTCACCGGTACCGGCACGATTGACGACGGTCTAGGCGGTGCCGGTACGGTCCTGACCATCGCCACCGTTTCCGCCGGCGCTGTCCATGTGGGCGACGTTGTGGCGGGCGCAGGCGTTACCGCAAACACGAAGGTGACGGCGCAGGTGTCCGGCACCCCGGGCGGTGTCGGCGTCTATACCGTCGACACTTCGCAGCTGGTGACCCCGGCGGAAGCCCTGACGATTTCCAGCGGCGTGTCGGTCAATTACGATTCGCTGCGCAATGCCTTCGAGGTTGTGTCCCCCACAACGGGCGCCCTCAGTTCTGTGGGCTTTGCCACCGGCACGCTGTCGGCGGGTCTGAAGTTCACCAGCGCCACCGGTGCGGTGCGGTCCGCGGGCGCGGCGATCGCCACGGCTGCGGGTACGCTCGCCAGCATCGTGGCCGTGACGCAGAACTGGGCCCTGTTCATGACCACATGGGAGCCGAACCTTGCGGGGAAGGAAGCCTTTGCCGCCTGGGTCCAGACCGCGAACCAGCGGTACGCCTATGTCGCATGGGATTCGGACGTGACGCCGCTTGCCGGCGATGCCCCGGGTTCCTTCGGCGCAATCGTGAAAGCCGCGGCGGATGACGGCGTGTTCGTCATCTGGGACACGGACGGCAAAAAGGCTGCCTTTGTCTGCGGCATCACGGCGTCCATCGATTTCACGCAGGCCGAAGGCCGCGTTACCTACGCATTCAAGGGCCAGGCG